ATGGAAATCACGCAAGTGATACAGGCGATACAGGTGCAAAAAAACAGAGAACAAACTAATGATAACGCCAACACAAGCGAGATCACAAGCCAAGGCACGCCAAAGCCTAAGGGGACAGCGCGCACTAAAAACAGCGCTTTAAAACCCACAAAAAGAGCCTTTAGCGAGCGTCAAAGAATCACGATTAGAGACAACTCACAAGCAAGCGCTAAAGAAATCAAAAGGGGGCGTTAATGCATAATCACACCATCTACTTAAGAGGAAACGCCATCTATTTGAGCTACATTAAAAACAGCAAGCGCCACCGAGAGAGCTTGAGCAAGCTTATTAAAAGCCTGAATTTAGAAAATAACCAAGCATTAGAGTATTTAGAGGGCTTGAGTTTAGAAAAAATTTTAAAAATGCAAAAAGGAGCATTGAAATCTAATAAAGAGCCAAAGCAAGAAAGCCTGAAAACGGCTAAAAAAATTAAAAAAGATACAAGCGTGAAACAAGCTAAAGAAAGCTTTTTTAACCAAAAAATAGGGCTTAAGGAAGAAAGCTTGCGGTTTATGCGCTTAAGATTTAGCACGATTTTGAAGCTGATGAACATTAAAGAAAACTCAAAAGTGTCTAAAATCACCAAAGAGAGCGTTACTAATTATCACAATAATGCTTTCAAAAAATATAAAAAGAACACTTTGATAAGCCTTAATAGCCTATTAAAAAGCTTTTTAGAGTTTTGCGAACAAGAGGGATATACAGAAAAAACTCCGTTACTACAAACCTATAAAATCCTATAAAAAGCTATAAAATTCTCTTAATTTAGGATTTTTGTTGTATTCCTAGTTCAACCTTGCTAGTTGCTAAACGATTATTGGATAAATCATTCAACAGAGCTGTCAAGTCCATAGGCGTAAATTCGGTAGTAACTCTACCTACTAAATGCTTTAAAAGATTGATAGCAGCGTTTATATCTCTATCTAATTCAAAGCCACACTCTAGGCATTGATAAATCCTATCTTTAAGTTTTAAGTCTTGTTTAACCTTTTGACAATTAGAGCAAGTCTTAGAGCTTGGATAGTAAGTATCAGCTCTTAGAATTTCTTTATTAGAGTATTTAGCTTTATATTCTAATAGCGTGTTAAACACAGACATAGAAACATCGCTTAAAGATTTAGCTAACCTATGATTTTTAAACATGTTTTTGACTTTCAAACTCTCTAAACAAAACAAGTTTGAGTGTCTTATAAGAGAGCTTGTGAGCTTGTGTAAAAAATCAAGTCTGATGTTAGCGATTTTTTCATGCAAGTGGGTAAGCTTTTTAGAATGCTTTAAGTAATTATTAGATTTCTTGGTTTTATCCCCTTTGGTTTTTGGGTGGATTTTTTTACTCAGTTGTCTGCTAATTCTTACAAGCTTTCTAGTAAGCTTATCTAAGGGCTTAGGGGCATAGATATTTAAGCCATTAGACAAACTCACAAAGGATTTAATCCCTGTATCAATCCCTAGCTTATTATGACTCTCTTGGAGTTTATGAGTTCGCTTGTATTCACTCTCATCAATACCACAAGAGATTGAAACATAGAAATGATCGCCCTTTTGAGTGATGGTAGCGTTATGGATTTTGCCTTGAAATCTTAGTTTTTCAGTGAGTTTGATTGGGGGCAAGTTAGGTATTTTTAAATAATCAGTATTAGCTGTTTGAATGATTTTAATTTGGTCGCCCCCTATATAAAAAGAACCTTGAAACTCTCTTTTCTTTTTAAATTTAGGGTAACTCACTAAACCTTTTTTTAAATCCCTAAAAAACTTATTAAAGGCTAGATTCAAGTGGATAAAAGGCTGTTGGGTGGCGTATTTAGTTACTTCATAAACGAAATTAAATTGCGATTTTTTAAGAGCGTTAAATTCTTTTTTAAGCTGTAGATGGTTAGTTCTAATGCCTAGTTGATAGTTTTCTTTCCATTTGGCTAATCCCCAATTATAAGCTAACCTAGCGCACCCAAAAGCTTTTTTAAAATAAGTAATATGCTTGTTGTTAGGCTTTAAAGCGATTTTATGCGTGATTGAGATAGCTGACATTGTTAGTGATTACTTCTTGCATTTCATCTAAGAGCCTCTTGTTTTTCTTAGACCTAGAGCCATACAATCTAGCGCTAAAGACGGTTATGATTTCTAAAACATCTTTGGCTAATTCTTATTCAAACCTCACATTTTCATCGCCCTTATTGATGATAACCACTTCTACTTCTTTAGCTTCACAAATACTGAATACCAATTCGGCTCCAAAGCGTAATAACCTGTCTTTATGCGTTAATACAAGGCGTTTGACTTGATTGTCTAAGATTAAACTTAAAAGCTTGGTTAAGCCTTTTTTATAGTAGTTCATGCCACTCCCTAAATCTTGTATCACTTCATAGTTAAAGCCGTATTTAGTGCAATAAAGCTCTAAAACTTGAACTTGTCTGATTAAATCATCTTGTTGGTCATGCGAACTTACTCTAGCATAAGCTATTGTTTTTAATTCATCTTGATTAAAGACTACGCTTCTATTGATACGCCTTAAACTTTCTAACTTATAACGCCTTTCACCGCCTTTAGTGAGTTCATCAGGTTTTAACAAATCTTTTTTATCCCAATTGCGTAAGGTTTGGATAGTTACACCTAAAAGCTTACTCGCTTGACCGATGGATAGCATTCTTTTATTCATGCGAGCAGTATAACACAAAACTTAATAACCTATACAAAAATTATAGTGTTTTATGGATTGTTATAGGATTTTAGTTGCTGTTTGTAACCCTATTTTTTTTTTCCGTTGTGGCATTATTCTTTTGTTATTAGTTCTAATTAACAATTTTTGCGATTCCTCTTTAAAGTTCGTCTCATCTCTTTAAAGGGGCGTCTCTTTTTTGTCAAACTCTAACCACTTTACTAAAATGTATGTTTTTAGAATACATAGCGTTCAAATAGTTCGCTAAATTGTTTTTAGCCAACTTTAAAAACTGCTTGTAATTGGCTATTAAATAATGATTGCCTTCATTAGTGGGTATTTCTAAAATATTGATCAACACGCTATAAATAAGCGCTTCTAAACAAACTCTAGGCATGCTAACGCTTTCTAAAATATTATTCACATCATGGTAACTGAAATACACCACCTCTAACTCACCGTCCTTAAAAGGAGTAACGCTTAACTTATCGCCTAAGATCAAAAGCTCTAGCGCGCCGTTATCCTTCATTATGTTAGTCCTTTCCTTAAGCTCTTTAGTATTGAATTTCGCGCTCTCTATGCCTAAAAGGTTATAAATTTTCAAAAACGGATTCTCTGCGTCTAAAACTTGCCTCACTAGTTGTCGGTTCAACCTGAATTCTAGCGTGATGTTTAAAATAGCTTGGTTCAAACTATCGATCAAAACGCTATCGCTAAACATGCGATTGTCTGTGTTTATATCGTTCAATCTCGCTCTGACTTTGCTCAAAATTTCGCTAACTTCTATCATTTGTTTTCAAACCTCATTTTTAATAACTCGCTTTCTTTCTCTTTGAAAAAAGGCGGCTCTAAATAATAAACGCCTTTAATAATATTCTTTTCATACACTGCTAAAAAATCCGCTAATAAAGCCTTTTGTTGCTTGTTTTCTGGCTCTTTAGCGTTTAGTAGGTAGTTTTCTATGGTTTCAGTTAAAAGCGCGTTAAAATTGATATTTTTAGGATAATCTCTATAACCTAAATCGCCCACGCCCTCACACACTCCAAAAAAAGCGTTATTGAATTTAAAAAGGTTTTTTTCTGTGAAAGGTAGTTTTAGTTTTTGATGGGCTTGTATTTCTTGCTTATGTACCAAAACGCCTCTATAATCAAACGCTTCTAAAACACCGCTCACATCAAAAAGCACCGATCGCATCATTTCAAGCCTTTCACTTTAGCAAACATTCTCACAGCGCAATAAATCAAAACCGCTTTAAACACTGAAAACGCTTTGACTTCAAGCATGCTTTCTAAAAATAGATCGTCGCATTCTTTGCGTGTGTTAATAAAAAAATCTTTCTGTCTAGGCACTACACCATTCAAAACATCGCACATGTAGTCATGCAAAATCGCGCATTTCAAGCCGCTCCCATAGCGTGGGATCACAAAACTAAAGCCCATGTTCGTAAAGCCATCGCTAGAAAAACCGCTCGGTATAATGAGCTTTTTAGAATGATCGTTTTTGAGGTAGTATTCAAACCCTTCAACAAGCCTTAATTTTTTCCCGTCGTTGCTAAACTCAGCCACAATTGGATCGCTAAACTTCCTCATGTCATCCTCATGTCAAGTATTCTTTAATTACGAATTTTTCTAACTCTTCTAAACTCGTTATAGCTTGTAGGCGTTCTTTTTCTCTGCCATAGAAAACGATCAATTTTTGCTTAAATTTTAAAGCTTCGTGCGATAGCTTCAAAAATTGCTCTTTCGTGTGCGTTTTGTAGGTTTTGTTACCTAAAACGCCATCATTAATAACTTCAGCGCACTTAAAAACCGAATCAATGTTCGCTAAAACTAACGCTTGCAAGTTCGCTTGATCCTCTAAAGTCAAATCATACGCATGCAAGCTCCCTAAAACCTCGCTAGTAAATCCTTTAGTGATTTTTTCTTTACAAATAGCGTTAATTGTGGCTTCTAATTCTTGCTTTTTCTTTTTAAGCATGATCTCTTTGACTTTTTCTAAAACCTGTTCTTTAGTCGGCGTTTCGTTGTTGTCTTTACGGATAATGTTAAGTTCAATGTTATTGCCTACCACTTCAAAACTCCCGTGAAATCCTATTTCATCAAACACGCTTCCTAAATAGTCCTTATACTCGCATGCGTTTTCTAAAACCATCATTTTTTAACTCCTTGCTGCTTGTGTTGTTGTGTTGGTGCAGTTCAAGTCTTGCGTGATCATGGTAGCATTAATGAAATTAGATCCATTGGATACCTTGCTTATGATCGTATCGCTCGGCAATTCTTTGATACTTGTTATGATCGCTTCATGGAAATAATTGATATTGCCGTAAAAATAGCCATGATACAAACTTAAAACACCGCTCACATTCTCCACTAAAAGCTTGATGTGATAAATTTGAGATGTGTATTTGTGCGTGATTTTTTGGATGCTTTCTTTCAAAAAGCCTTCTTGCACTTTCAGTCCAAAATACACGCTATATTCTATTTTTTTATCGACAATATAACTAAAGAAAACTTCTATTTCGTATTTTTTGCTTTTCTCTAGCATGTAGTCGCTTAAATCCTTGATCTTTTGCTCCCATCCGCCTTGAATATAGATCACATTGCGAATATAGTAAGCGCCCGCAAACAAGCCGCTAAACTTCGGCTTCAAGGTTTCTAAAAGTTCGTTAAAAGCGGTCTTTTTCGCTTCGGTTATCTCGCTTGTGGCTTGTTGTTTTTCTTGCGTGATGTTGTTTAAAGCTTGCGTTTTATCAGCGTTTATTTGCGCTGTAGCGCTTTCTTTAGCTTGCGTAATCGCTTCAAGGCTTGCGGTTTTGTTGGTGCTTATTTCATTGTTAGCGTTTTCTTTAGCTTGCGTGATCGCTTCAAGGCTTTGGGTTTTGTTCTCTGTGATTTGGTTGTTAGCGCTATCTCTGGCGTTATTTAAAAAGATTTGATAGCTCGTTAAAAGCTTGGTAGCGGTTTCTATCAATTGGTTTTCTAGCTTTTTAATTTCGCTTTTAATGTTCTCGGTGTTAGCGTTTAAAATGCTCGTTACTTCTTGCTCGTTACTTCGCATGCTTGTATTGAAATCATTAAAATAGCTTTCATATTCTCGCATTTTAGTTCGTAATCCATCGCTTGAATTTTCTAGCCATTTAACGATCCCTCTCAATCTCTCATCAATTTCATTGGCTTTTTGAAAAAAATCCATGCCCGTTATAACTTCTAAAATCCTCTTCACTCCCTTAAGGCTTAAATTAACCTGCTCTTTCCATAATGTAGCGTTATTTAAAGCGTTTTCAAGCTCTCTTAATAACTCGCTTGTGATTTCTTTAAAAGCTGGTTTTTCTTTAGTGGTGATTTCTGGGCTTGGTGGATTAGGATAATTCATTTTTTAGATCCTTGTAAAAACTTCTCATGAGCGTTAAACTTTTTTTCTAACTCTGGCAGTAGATCCAACAATTCCCTGCTCTCCTTACTGATTCTACCGCTTTCAATGCCGTATTTAATGAAATCAAATACATTTATTTTGCTAATAGGCTTACTCGTTCCTGTGAAAACATTGGATGCGTTTTCTATCATTTGTTCTTTAGCTTTTACTAAAAACTCGTAAAACTGCGCACTAGGATTTTCAAGGCGTAAAAAGCGCGCAAAAGAACTCCCTAATAATTGGCTTATCACGCTGTGGTAAGCGTCCTTATTTTCTTTAATGAAAGCGTTCATGCCGTTTTCATCTGTGCTATTAACTAGGTAGTCAATATCATGCGCTAACTTAGAAAAATTATCAGATCTGTTACCGCTTTCAAGCATTTTAGCGGTAGTGTCTAGCGCATCGGTTAGATAAGGTGAAATCGTGAAATTTTTAATCGTGGTGTCGTTATTGAGATTGTGAAAATTCGCGCTGTTATTGGCAAACATTTCCTTAAACGCCTTAAATTGCTCTCTGTCTAGGTTTTTATAAGCGTTATCAAACACTTCTAAAAAGCTGTTATTAGGAGTGTTTCTGGCGTAATGACTCAAAAGAGAAAGGTTAGCGTTTTCTACTTGGGTGCGACTTGGGATTTTAGCATCTCTTTCTAACACTCTTGCAACCTGATTGGCTAAATTCTCCACGCTGTCGCTTTCAAATTTAGGCGGCAAACGCTTCAATTTGTCGTTATAACTACTCATCGCACTCAAAAGCGTATCGCTAAAGCTGTTCGCTCGGTTTTCGTTAGATTTGCTTGCTAATTTAAAAATCTCTTTGTCGTTTAATTCCTGCTCTGGCATTCGCACTAAAAGCTCATTAGGCTTTAAGCTAATATTGAAGTTCTGCTTAATCGCTTGGTCGTATTTTTTTCGGCTCTCTGCGGTGAAGTTTAGCATGCCTTGTATCCTGTGGTTTCCTGCAATCACTTGCCCGTCTGATAAGATAATGGGCAAATCATCAAAACCCCCGCGTCCTATAATCAATTTAGGATCAAAGCGCTTGGCTATCTCTTCTACTTTCTTGCTATCCACTGCGGTGCGTGTTTGCGTGCCCGTGTTTTTGAAATTGGGCTTTAAATCGCTCTTATTGACGATCACGAACTTTAAGAGGTGTATTTCATCATCGTTTAAGCTAACGCTCGTTTTAGGGGCGTTTTCTAGCTCTTTATATGGTATATTATCGCTTTTGAAAATTTCTCTGTCTAATTCGCTTTTGCCTAGCGTGGCGTTTTTTTGCGCTCTTATTTTCTCTCTCAATTCGGCTTCTTCTTTATCTTTAAGCTTTTGGGCGCGTTCTTTTTCTGCTTTAGCTAATCTTTCGCTTTCTAGTTTCTTTTGCTTCTCTAGTTGGCTTTTTTCTAATATAGATAAGTTTGATTCTTGACTTGTTAAGCTTTCTTTAGTAGGATTAGGTTCGTTAAGGTTTAAGGCACTATAGTTGCTATTGCCTTTGTAATCGTTAGAAAGTGGCGATCGGGTTTCTAACTCCCTTAATACTTTTCCATCCCTCTCGTAGCTAGTAACTATTAAGTGATTTTTCAAATCATAACCAAACCATTGATTAGTTAACCCTACTTTAACATCGTTCAATACCACGCTAACGCGCCCTATATCGTCTTTAAATAGCGTCCCGTTCTCAATGACTTCAGGGATAGATTTCACTAACTCATCGGTTCTTTCTTTGATTTGCTCTGCATTTAATCCTAATCTTGTGTATTGTTTTTCTCTCTTTTCTAAGATGTGCGCTAATCCGTAGCCATCCTTACCATCCTTGCCCCAAACAAAATCAATCCCTCCTAAATCGTCCCTAAACGCTGCGCCTGCAACTTGTCCATTTTTCTCCTTTAAGAGTTTCTCTAACGCTTCTTTTGGCTTTAAAGCAAATTCTGCATAATTATCACCGAATTGTTTTAAGGGCATTATAGCGTCTTGTAACGCTTCCTCTTGCTTGGTGATGTTTTCTTTAGCGCTTTTAACGCCTTGTGTGATCTCTTCAATCTTTCGCATCGTAGCGTTAGAAAACTTGGAATTTTTAGCGCTCAGTTCTAAATTCTTTGTGAAGTCACTTATCGTGTGGCTTCTTTCTAGCGCTCTTTGAATGTGGTATTTTAAGGCGGCGCCTCCGCTTAGTTCGTCTAACTTCTTAAATATGTGGGTAGTCGGTATGTTTCTCACAATGTTACTCACTAATCTTTGCGTGACTTTCTGGTTTAAAGCGCCTTCTAGGCTTGTTGCAAGAGGGCTTTTTATGTCTCTTGTAGTCGTGTAGTTGATTTTGCTCGCTATCGTGGCGTCGTTTCTAAAGAGCTTGTCAAAACCTTTGGCTATATCTATGTACTGCTTAGCCTTTGGCGTGGTAAAAACTTCATCTTTAAACTCGCTTAATCGGTTAAAAAAAGCGTGCTGTCAAACACTTTAAGATTTTCGCCTTGCTTGGTGGATTTCTCCATTAAAGCATTAAGCATGCTCAATTCTAGTTTTTCCTTATCTTGCTCACTCAATCCTTTCGTTAAAAGCGCATAGTTGCTTAAATCTTTCTCGCCTTGAGCTTGTATCACTTTCATAAGGTTTTCAATCGCTTTTTCTTTGGTGATCTCTCTGTCTCTTATCTTGGCGCTATCCACTAGCTCTAAGGTTTGTTTCATGTTTTTATAATCGCTGATAGCGGTCTTATTCAAATCGCTTAACTTTTCATAAGCTTGCGTGTTTTGTTTTAAGATGTTTTCAATGCCTTTATCGATGTCTTCTCTCAAAAACTGCGCGTTTATTTTTTTGATATAGCCTAAAGTGCTCGGGTCTTTAACATTTCTTTCATAAGCATTAACCATTTGCCTAGCGTTTTTTAACTGATCATAGGTGACACCTTCCGGATTATAAATATTTTTTTCAATTTGGTTTAAAAAGCTGCTAGCTGTTGGATCGAATTTTCCCTGCTCTCTTAGCCCTTTCACAAAGGTTTCAAACGCCGTTGCGTCTTGAATGCTTTCTCTTAGATTGGTTTTATAGCTACTATCGTAAAGTTTTCCTATCACTCCGTCAAGCGCTTTTTCATAGCTTTCTTTAGTGCCTTGTTCTAAATTATCAAAAATGCTCTTAACTTCGTTATCTTTCAAATCAAACTGCCTCAAAGAATTTTTTAAATTTTCGGTCGTCTTGTTTAAAATCTTTTTTAGATTAGCGTTAGCGATGGGGCTTGAGTTAGCCGCTTCGCTTAAAAAAGCTATCGCGTTGCCTGTCTCATCGCTTCTTATCGCTTGGATAAAAGCTTCTTGCTTTTTAGCTTGACTTCTTAATAAAAAAGCATCTCTCAAAGCATCATAACCCTTCAAAATCTTACTGTCTTCGCCTACTTTTTTAACCAACGCCTCTCGGTATTTGCTTTCGTCTGCTTTAGTGAGTTTCAAAGCGCCACCAAATTGATCAGATAATTCTTTAATTGCTTGGCGCTCGCTTTCGCTTATGGTTGCATTTAATATCCTTTCAGCGCCTTTAGCGTTGCCTGTTACTATATGCTTGCCTAAGGCGTATAAACCGCCAGTAGAAACATTAGCGCCTATGTTAAAAATGCTTCTTGGGTTGATCGCTTTTTGAATAAGCTTCCCTGCTCCTAAAACCAAAGTATCCGTCACCAAACTTAAAGCCCCCTCACTTAACGCATGCCTTATGATTTCGTCGGCTTTTTGTTCTCTGTTCAAAAAAGCATTACCTACAATCGCATCGGTTGCTCCACCTGCTGTGCTCCCTAACGCTGATCCGACAATAGCACCGCCTACTAAACCTAAAGCGCCTAAATTTTTCCCTGCTTTAGCGCCTCTATACGCTCCTAATAAAGATCCGGATAATGAAAACTTATTAGCGCTTAAAAAGTTTAAAAAATTATCAAAAAAGCGGTCGTTTATCTTATAAAATTTATCGCCCTTCCTTACAAATGGCTCCTGCTTTTCATTATAAACTACATCATCAAAACCGTTATTTCTAGCAATGTTTTTAAACTCGTTTTGATACTTTTCTCTTAACTCCTTATCTTCACTGGCAAAAAGGCTAAAAGCGTCCTTGTCTTTTCTCAAGTTGTTAAACAAATTCCATGATTTTTGCAAGTCTTTGGTTATGTCTTTGGCTTTTTCTTTTTCCTTGTATTCCTTAAGCTTCTCCACTTCGCTTTTACCTGTAATAGCATCAAGCGCATTATTAAAAAAACCGCTATCATTGTCTATTAATTCCTTATCGCTCTCGGTCAGTTCTTTACTCGTTTTCTGCAAAATTTCTCGTCTCTGTAAGTCTTTTTGATAGTCTTTCTTAGCGATCTCGTTCTTGGTTTTGAGCGGGTTAAAAATGTTGGTTTCGGCTTTGTTGTAGTATTCGTCTTTCAAAGCGCTTGGCAAATCTTTAAAATCGGTTTTATTCTTTATTGCCACCTCTCTAATCTCATTTAATTGGCTCTCTCTTTGTTTGGCGTTGTCAGTTTGGATGCCTACAAACTCGCCTAACTTGTCTAATAAGCCTAATTCTTTTAATTCTTTGGCCTTTGAGTTTAATAACTCGTTGATTTCTTTCTTTTTAGCTTCAAAATCTTTTAAGGGCATAATTTTTATTTGATTATTGTTATCTCTTGGATTTAGTGGCGTAGGGCTTAAAAACTCTTGTTGCATATGTGAAACCTTATAAATCTTAACTAACAATTAAATCTAAAAAGAAAGCGTTTTTAAAGGGTTATTTTTTTTAAAATGTCTCTAAAAGACTCTTTAGTAAATTAGGATCATTTAAGATGTCTCTAAAGCCGCGTTTCAAGTTCTCGTTTAAATTAGAATGATTGATCTCATTAAGGATAGATTGCTTTTTATCGGTGAATTCCTTAACGATTCTTTGTTCTTGCGCTAATTGCTCTTTTATTTTCTTTAATTCTTTTGATTTTTCTAGGATTTGTTCCGTTAGCGCTTTAATGCTTTCTTCATTGGTGTTTTGCTTTCTTCTTTCGTCCTCTAATTCTCTTTCTTTTTCTCTGATGCTCTCTTGCAAGTCCTCTAAAACTTTTATCGTTTTGATTTTAGCGTTGATTATCTTAAGTTTATGACCGTTAAAATACCACTTGTTCTGCAAGAAAAACGCCCATGCTTGTCTTATTTTAACGCTATTTTCAAAACTGAACACCATTTGCTCCACATTCAAAGCCTTCGCAAAATTTAAAGGCACAAAATAATTAAAATCCGCTCCGCCGGCTAATCTTCTTTGAAAAGAATTATTATTCAACTGGTTTAGAGTGTTAATTGTGAATTGGTTGTTGATTCCATCCATGGGGAGTGGGAAAATAAGGTTATTTTAAAAGAGATAAAGGCCATGTATGAAACGCATGGGATGAGCATTAACGCATTAAGTAGAAAGTATGGCGTGAGCGTTAGTTTAATAAGAAAGTTTAAGATACGGGACAAATGGGAAAAGAAAAAGATCATTAATGAAGCCGCCGCAGTTTTAGAAGACAAGTTGACAACGGACAAAATGGGTTTGTTTTTAGACACTAAAAAAGAAGAAGTAAAAGAAGTTTTAAAACAAAGTTTAGAAAACTTAGACCTTGACCCAGTGGTAGTGGAAGCGATAGCTGAAACCAGTAGCGATGAATTGATTTTGAAAGCGATGAACACCGCCTACATTAAAAAACAGATTTTATTTTGTGCCATTGTAGCAAGAGGTGAGCTAATTAAGATGATAAAAAGAGCAGGCAGTGAAGTGAAAGACAATATAAACATTATCGTAGCGGCTGAAAAGGTTTCAAAACTATTTATTGACGCTGGGATTTCATTGTTTGGAAAAGAACAGATCCAAGCGTTAGAATGCAACAAAGAGAATAGCGACTATAGGCAGATGAATATATCCGAACTTATAGCACTAGCGAACGCTGATGAGAATGTAGATTAG